CGCTCGTTAGTATATCATGACTTCTGAATATAACACAAGGCATAAAAAGGCGGTAAGTTAGCATTGGTACCAGATGAACCAGCTGCAGCTACAGTCAAAGTTACAGGCGTAGCTGCACCAGTATTGCCTAAAGTATTACCCGTAGGGTAAGGATGTGGATCAGCTGGAACAGAGTTAGTACGATTTAAATTACCTACAGAAGCACTATATACAGTTTTTAACACACCGGTGTGTGTATGTGATTCAACACTACCAGTGTGAGTATGATTAACCACAATAGCGTCCTTACTACCGCCGCTACCATTAACTGCATAGGAATTACCTGCACCTATAACGAATTTATTTCTTAGATCTGGTCGACCTGCTTGACCATCACATAGAGCCCATCCAGCAGGTATGGAGGCAACAGTACCGCTCCATATGCCTATGATACCTGCAGGTGTACCGCCCACAATCTGCGTCATTGTTGCGCAGTATGTTGTACCGCTTTCTGAATATGGTACAAGTGAAGCAGCAACAGGTACTGCATTTGCTAATTGATCTATTGTTTGGTCAGCCATGTTTATGCTTTCATTATGTATGCCAGGGCATAGTAGGGTGGAAGGTTTGCATTTGCACCAGAAGAACCTTGTGAGTTAATCGTCACAGCAGGTGCAGCTGAACCAGTTGATCCTGCATTCATGCCAGAATAGATTGGTCCTGCCACACTACCATTCGATACGCTGAATGTTGCAACAGACACGCTTGTGACTTGTCCAGAGTGCACATGAGGCATGGATGCTGTGTGTGTGTGGCTAACGTTGACAGCATCAGCAGCACCACCTGTTTTTGTATTGCTTCCTGTAACAGTAGTTACACTTTGTCCTGCATTGTCTTGCGAGGAACCAATTATGAATTGGTTTCTTAAGTCTGGAGTACCGTTGGTACCATCACAAATATACCAACCGGCCGGAACAGTACTACCTGACCACATGCCTATAAAGCCAACTGGAAATGCAACAGAACTTGCCTGGCTGCTAGTAGCATTATTTGCATCTGTAACACCGGAATTCATGAAAGGAAGAATAGCAGCTGCTGTGGGTTGTCGAGGTGTTAATTGATCTATTGTTACGTCTGCCATATTATACCTTTATTATGAATGCCAGAGCCAGGTAGGGAGGTAGATTGGCATTAGTACCTGCACTGCCTTGTGCATCAATTGTAAGTGCAGGTGCTGCAGCATCAGTGCTACCTGTTGTTGACCCTCCATAATTTGTTACACTCTTACAAGAGGTAGTACAAGACCTATAACTATGATTACCAACTACAACAGACACATTTGCAGAATGTGTGTGTGCAGCTGCTGTACCGGTATGTGTGTGTGCTACTACAATTGAATCTTTACTTCCTCCAGTTGAGTTTAGTGCATATGTGGACCCACTGCCCACTATGAATCTGTCTCTTAAATCTGGCACCACGCCATACCCAGCCACTGTGCTCCCATCACACAAATTCCATCCCGTGGGTATACTGGCTATAGATCCCGACCATATTAATATTAACCCCTGCGGTGCAGCAGCTATTTGACGTATCTGTGTTAATGTCGCCCTATATGTTTCACCGCTTTCATAATATGGCAAAACTGCAGAGCTCGTAGGATTACGAGGCGTTAATTCAGATATAGCTACATCGGCCATATTAGTATTTATGTGATTAAAAGACTAAATAATCATATGTCCAAAAAAGCAAAGAAAAAGAAAGTTAATCAACTTTCCCTTAAAGAATGTGAAGCAGTTATAGAAAAGCTGGGCGGTCAGGTTCAATGTCAATATGTGCAACAAGTACTCAAGAGACAACAAGAGTTAATTGTTAAAAAATCATTTGAAAAATAATATTATTCCTTTATCATAAAGGATATGGCAACAAGTAAAATTATTGGATATTACGGTAACAGTGCAAATAAGAGCTATGCAAAGTATTTGCGTAATGCTTGTGGTATAAAGAAGGCTAGGGCTCAGCGCTCTGATAAAGGTACCAAGCGTAGGAAATACTAATGCTTACTAAACTTTGGCTTATTTGGTCTCGAGCGGTAGATCATCGAGTAGGCTTAACCGATGATTGTAAGCCGGATGTACCCACACTCAGGGTACGAGATGCTAACATTAGTCTCTTGATTCGTACACTAATTGTTTTAGTTAACTTTATTACGTGTGGTTTTATTATAGCAAACGCTATACATCATTGGTAATATAGTAGTATAGATCCATAAATATTCATATGCTTAAGGACTGTCACCTTATATATGAAGCTTATTCAATGCCTGGTGTACCGGTTGCACCTCCCATTAATAAGACATCGCCTCTGGCACAGGCAATTTCTAAGCCAACAGGACCTGTAGCAGGAGCTATCAAAGCAGAAGATGCTGAAAAACCTAAGAAGACAAAATCAATAACTCTTGAGGATGTTGATACAGATCGTAAAGCTATACATGCAGCTTACGATATTGTTGAGGCAATTTATAGAACAGTAGACAACTTAGATCGTGCAACTCAAGTTGTACAAGCTATAGCCTCCGTCCATCGAAATGAACGGAAGCGTTTAGCAAAGAAAACTTAAGACTTAGAAGCTTTACGAGCGTTCTTTTCTTCTTGAACACCCTTACGTGCTTCACGAGCAAACTTAATTACTTCTTGAAGGGCCTTGCGGGCACGAGTACCAGCGGCATTGTTGCCACCAGAAAACTTTTCGTATTCGGCAGTGAAGGTTGCGACATGTTCTTGTAGTGTGAGAGGATTGATGTTTGACATATGTTTATATTATAATACTTGCATAGGAATGCAACTTGAATAAGATTAAATATTATTATGAAGGTGGACAGAAAAAAAGTCACCGCAGATGAAATTTTAGACCTTTACGATAAGGCTAAAAAGAACAAAGGCATGAAAAAAGATGAAATGATGAAAAGAGTTATTTTGCTTTCTAGATATCTTAACGACTACATTCCCTTAGATAAAATCGTTCGGTAATATGCTTACTTGCTCTCGTTTTGATAATTCTTCAACAACCCTTCTTGTATACTCTTGATCTTCATTAAACCTATAAGCATCACATACCGGGCAGAAGATGTCTTCTTTTAATATTACTGATTCACAGCCAACACAAACCTTATAAAACTCTATATCTCTAAGTATTCTCTTGGCTGCAGCTTTGCGTTTTTTTATAGATTCAGAGTCAGCCACAACATAAGTATTTAAGTGACCCCAGATCATAAAGCTATAGCCGAAGCATATAATGCTGGTATTAATAATACCACACGTAATACAGATTCTTATACGTATTCACCTCGCGAATACAGTAGTGTAAGAAGTGAAAATGAAGAGAAGGCAGATGTTTTAAAGAAGCGTATTGCCTCCGAGCTCAACAATATGTCCAAGAGAGCGGCCCGCGGGCTTAAAGAAGATTATGAATATATTATGGTTAATATGAGCACTCTTCACAAGGATATAGCAAGTGTATTTGATAAGGTTTGATTATCTTAATTTTTAAAATATAATGTATTGATGCCTGAACGTATCAGCTTAACTTGGGAGCAGGTTAATAAGGACTGCAAAGAATTAGCTAATTTAATTGGTCCGTGTGATGCTATAGCTGCCATTGGTCGCGGTGGCTTAGTTCCTGGTACTATTATTTCTTACATATATGACATACCAGTTGTTAATTTTACTATCAAATCTTATAGTGAATTTACAGCAGGGGAGTTAGAATTTGGTCAGATACCGGGGTTTAAATTTAATTCAGAATTTAGAGAAAAAAGAGTAGTTGTTATTGACGATCTTTCTGACAAGGGTAAAACACTTCTAGCTGCAAAAGATTATTTTGAATCATGTGAGTTTACAAACTTTAAATTTGCAACCCTTTACATAAAAAAGTCGACACAATTTATTCCTAATTTTCATATTAAAGAATTTGACGACAATGTTTGGCTTGACTTTCCTTGGGAATCCGTTAGACTAGATTAAATATTAAGACATACATTAACGCCCTAAAGGCTCGTCGCTAAGCGACCTCTTTTTAATCTATGAAAACAAAAAACACAAAAACAAACAAGCTAGTACTAATAGTAATCGGTCTAATTTTAACTGCTAATCCTATAAGCATGTCTGCTTTTAAGCGGATAGAAAAGAAGTTAACTGTTAGTGATGTAAAGAAAGAGCTAAAGTCATTAACACCTACAAAAGAACAAGAGGTCGCAAAAAAGATAGAAGTGAAGAAAGATGGTATAAAATATAATGGTACCTTCATCCCAAAAACAGATAGCGGTGAATATAAAGTACTTACTGTTAGATTGACGGTATATTGGGCCCGGGGCAGTGGTACTGATGCTGATAGTCGTAGAATGAGAAGTTCTACTGGATATACACTCAAGCAAGGTGACTCTATTGCTGTTGATCCACGTATTATACCATATCAGAAGGAAGTAATTATTCCTAATGTGGGTTTAGTTAAAGCTGTTGATACAGGTACTGCTGTTAGAGACAAGGTAGCATCCGGTGGCAAGTTACCGGTAATTGATGTATTCTTTGTTAATAAAAGTGATGCTATTGATTTTGCAGACTCACATCCAAAGATCGTAAAGGTTGCCGTTTTAAATTAAATAATTAGGTGCGATTTAAAGATAAATTTGAGAAGCTTTTAGAAGCAGCTGTTGATCTACCACCCCAGCCACCAGCTATCGTTCAGAAAGCTCAAGCACCTATTACAAACATCGATGTAATTGCAGCAGCATTAATTGGTGAAGCAGGTGGTGAAGGTGAAAAAGGTATGCATGCTGTAATGAATGTTATTGTAAACAGAGCAAGAGGATCTAATGACCTGGTACGTAATGCTGTAAGCAATGTTTTAAAACCCAAGCAATTTAGTTTTTTTAATAATTATAATGCAGGTAAAGAAGAAATGAGTCAAATTATTCAACGCGCCTCCAAACATTCGAATTGGGCTAAAGCGCGAGAAGTAGCTCTTTTAGGATTATCCGGCAAGCTCAAAGATATTACAGATGGCGCAACACACTATCATGTATCAAGTGGTCCCGGAAAGGTATCACCTAAATGGAGTAATCCAACTGTAGGTGGTAAAAATATTGAAGCTGTTGTAACCAATACAATTGGTCATCACACTTTTCTTAAGAACGTTCGTTAATTTTTTTCTTCTTTTTTTTCTTAGGTAATTTTAATTGCAACGTTTCCATCTTACTGGGAAATGTATTTTGTTGATCGCCTGACGTCATGCCCTGATCTGGCCCAGTACTTGGAGCTGCTTGCGATTGACGGAATTCAACAAACCCCTCCAGAAGTTTTTTTATTGTTTCTTCGAACTTCATTTACTTTTTAAAGAGTCAATCTCTTTCTTAAGCTCTTTAATGCTTTCAATTAACAAAGGTATTAACTTTATATAACTTACCGACTTGGTTCCATCTTCACGTGTGGCTACAACCTCTGGAAGCTCTTTCTCTACTTCTTGTGCAATCACGCCATAATCTCTACCAACAAGAATGTCGCTATTTTGTATTCCCTTTCTCCAGGTGAAGCTATATCCTGTGATGTTAAGTATTCTCTGTAAAGGCGATTCAATTCGTTTGAAGTCTTCTTTTAAATTTATATCAGAAGGCGCATAGTAAGCAACGATATCACCAGTACAGCGAAATGTGCCGTTAACAGTAGCATTATTATTAACTGTGAACGCCTGACTTACTGTTGTTGCCTTGCGCAATGTAATACTATTACCACCAATAGTAAAATAATTTTCATCCAGCTTAAAGACCGGCGGTGTTGCAGCTTGATCAACAATTATACCGTTGGTATAGTTAAATGTTGCTTGAGAAAGAATGACGCTAAAAGGGAATGCAGTGAGCTGGGAGGTATTAGTTCTACCAACGACACATCCTGACCCAATATCTAAATCTTGAGGATAAGCATCAAAAAACGAATTATTACCCTTAAGAGTATTGGGCGGTACAAAAGCAAGTCTTGTATTATCAACTCCACCTTGTTTAATAGTAATTGGTGAACTATAGGCGGGCTTGAATAAAGTTACACCGTCAACAATGCTGAGGCTTAGCTGATTGTTACCGATACCGCCGTTCCTAATATTAAGCGCATCATTTTCATCATATACAAACTGCTGATTATTGATTAATGTAGCAAAATCATATTTAACTATATCTGTTGTTAGTGGTGGAAATGTAGTAACGCTAGTTAGTGAATATAATCCACGCGTATCTCTATCATAGATAATATCTCCAACAAAAGCACCTCTGTTGTTAAACTGTGTTATTGCATCAAAAGAAAATCCATTTTGCCAGCTACCGTAAAGAGAACCTACGGAGCCAAGATTCTGAATACCGATAGCAAAGCCTCCAGGTGTACTTCCGTCGCCGACAAATAGTCGCTTTGTATCAACGCAATAGCCTGGCTCACCACTACTAAAAACAACACCTGTTAAATCCGCTGTACGTCGCTGTACATCTGTTCCCTGTCTAATTAAAATTTTTGTAATTGTATCTGCCATAGGTTTATATTATTTATGCATTTTTTCTGGTTAACAACGATAAATACTTAATATGGAGAAGCTCTATTCTGCAGTTTTATCAGGAAAAAATAAGGTAAATGTTTTTGATATTAGAAAAGGTATTAAGTCATATACTATTAATCTTGGTAATGTGGAAATAGTTAATGGCCCTGTAGTTACACAAAATAAAATGACAATTGTTGTTAAAGATCAGACTGGTTCCCTTCGTGGAAAGGTTTACTCTTTACCAAAAGGAATTTTGTCATATTCATTTCAGGTAAGGTAATATGCGTAAAAGATCTGGAAGCCCAACAATAAAAAAACTGCAAGATGAAGTGCAGCAAGTTTATAAAGCAATTTATCAAGGTAACGGAAAGCCTTCTATTGTTACACAGCTATCAAATCTTGAAGGTAAATTAAAATCTCATCACGAAACTCTAGAATCACAAATTGAAAATCTTGAGGGTGAAATAAAGGCGCGTACAGGTGATTTAGTGAATTTTGTAAATGATAAAGTTAAAAATTTAGATAATAATTTTGATGACAAACTAGTTAATCTCGAGAAAGAGATGGAACTTAAGTTTAAGCATGTAACTGAGGTTGTCACCGAACGTTTTAATAACATTTCTGCTCAAATAGCGAGTGAATTTGGACGCCGTAACTCAGAGAATACCAGCGCATGGAACTTTAAGGCAGCTATTACAACTTCTATTCTTGCATCTCTTACATCGATAGTGGTTGTACTGCTGACAGAAGTTTTAAAGCGTTTTAATGGTTGATATAGATAAACAAGTTCATATAATCGAGTTATGAATTTGTTAGATACCGATCTCGCTGAGCAACCGCTCGATATTGATTCTTTTTCTTATCTTGAAGATAGAGACTACCCGCTTTGCTTACTGGGGTTTCAATTAAAAAATTTATATGATCAAAAGCGTTTGATTATAAAGCCAGAATATAATCCTATTAACGTTATTCATCTTGTACCTGGTGAATCAATAATGCCCAAATTTTTTAGAGGGGTAAAAATAAATCTTAACCCTAAGTTTAATTATCTGGTTAATAAGCTTGAAGCGCTGGGTACATCGAGTGGTGAAAAAATTAATAAGGAATATTACTTGGAGTTACTTAATGAATATAATTTAAGCTGTAACAACTGTTTTGCTTATTTACGTAAAGGTATATACCCTATTGACAGTGAACACCTCAATATTTTTTCAAATACTAAATTAAAGCAAAATGATTTATATACAAATATGTTAGATGTTAACTCTGTTAACGGATTTCAGGCGTTAGGGTATTTTGTTATTTATGTTTTAAGTAATAAAAATATATACAATACAACAACAAAAAACTTTATTCACTCCGTAGTAAAAAATTATAACTTTTAATTTTTTTTCTTTGTAAGAAAGATTAAATACTTTTTCTAGTAACCATGAACACACAAATAATGATTAAGAAGCGAAGCGGAGAGTTTGAAAAATTTAATATTGAGAAAATTAATAAAGTAATTAACTGGGCAATAGAGGGCATTTCAGGAGTTAGTTTATCAGAAGTTGAAATTAATGCTAAACTTAATATTACAGAAAATATAACAACACAAGACATTCATCAAGTTATTATTGATTCGGCCGCTAATTTAATTTCACTCGAAAAACCAAACTATCAATATGTAGCCAGTCGGTTACTCAATTATCAGCTCAGAAAAGATGTATGGGGTGGAAAACATGCTCCTCGACTTATTGACGTAATACATGCAGGTATAAAAAAGAAAGTCTATGATAGTGCTATTATTGAAAAATACTCAGAAGATGAAATAAACAAAATCGGTGAAGTTATCGATCACGATAGAGATTTAAATTTTACATACGCGGGTATAAAACAGCTGTGTGACAAATACCTTATTAAAAATCGTGTTACAGGAAAAATTTTTGAAACGCCACAATTTGCATATATATTAATTGCTTTATATGCGTTTATAAATTACCCCAAAGAAACTCGCTTAGAATATGTTCATCGTTTTTATAACGCTATATCAAGACATAAAATAAATCTACCAACTCCTATTATGGCAGGGTTGAGAACAAACTCTAAAAGTTATGCTAGCTGCTGCTTGATCGGAGTTGAAGATAATAAAGAATCAATTACAGCTTCTGGAACTGCAGTATCAATTGCTACTGCAAGTCGTTGCGGTATCGGCATAGATGTATCAAAAATAAGGGCGATTGGTTCACCGGTTAATAATGGCGAGGTTGTACATACAGGTATTATTCCTTTCTTAAAGATTTTTGAGGCCTCAGTTAAAGCATGGCAACAGAACGGGCTTCGAGGCGGTTCAGCTACTACTAATATTCAATGGTGGCATTACGAAATTGATGATATTGTTGTTCTAAAAAATAATGCTGGTACAGACGACAATCGAGTAAGAAAATTAGATTATACAGTAGGTATGTCAAAATTATTTTATGACAGAGTTATTAAGAATGAAGATTTAACCTTATTCAGTCCGCATGAAGTACCGCATCTATACGAAGCATGGGGCACTTCAAAATTTAATAAAGTATACGAAGATTGTGAAGTGGACAGAAAGATAAAGATAAAAAAGAAAATTTCCGCGAGAAAGCTTTTCTCTCTTATAGTTAAAGAACGTGTAGAGACAGGTAGAATTTATATTCTCAATGTCGATACCGCCAATGAACATAGTTCATGGTTAGATAAGATTACTATGAGTAATCTTTGCACAGAAGTCATTCATCCTACTATACCTCTTAATGACTACCATGACCCGGATGCAGAAATTGGTATGTGTATTTTATCTGCCATTAATATGCTTGAAATAAAGGACTGGAAAGACTTAGAAAAGACTACTGATTTAATTGTTCGCTTCTTAGAAGAAATTATTGATATACAGACATACTTTAATAAGGCAGCAGAAAATTTTGCTAAGAAGAGACGCAGCTTAGGCATTGGTATTACCAATCTTGCTGCTTTTTTTGCTAAGAACGAAGTATCATATGACTCTAAGCAAGCATTAAGCTTGCTTGATGAATATATGGAGCATTTTCAATTTTATCTTTTAAAATCAAGTCTTAACCTTGCAAAAGAAAGAGGCAGATGTGAAAAGTATGAGCAAACAAAATATGCTAAAGGTATTCTGCCTATTGATACATACAAAAAGAATGTTGATACCGTTTGTAAAAGAAAACTCGATCTCGATTGGGAAGCATTAAGAAAAGAAATTAAAGAGCATGGCTTGCGTCACTCAACTTTATCATGCTGTATGCCTTGTGAGTCAAGCTCTGTTATTCAAAGCTCTACTAACGGCGTTGAACCTGTACGCTCTTTAATGACGTATAAAACATCTAAGATGGGTAAGCTACCGGTATTAGTTCCAGGTATTGGTAAATTTGATAGTAACTACGAACTGGCTTATAACTTTAAAGACAATACAGGTATTATAAATGTTAATGCCGTTATTCAGAAATATATTGACATGGCTATTTCTACAAACATTTATTACAATTATAGTCATTATGAAAATAATATCTTACCTGATGCTAAGGTAATGAAAGAGTTAATGTATGCTTATAGCATGGGGCTTATAAGCTTATACTATAACAATACAGATGATGGTGATAAAGAACAATCTACTAATAAAGAAGCTGATTGCTCTAGTGGAGCCTGTAAGTTATAATAAATACCTATATGAAATCTGTACTTAATCTTAAGAACATCGACTATACAAAGCAGCCAATATTTTTTGGCGAAGATTTAAATTTACAAAGATATGATAGATTCAAGTATCCAGTCTTTTTTGAATTGTTTAAAAAACAAGAAGAGTTTTTCTGGTGGCCACATGAAATCGCTTTGCAAAAAGATAGAAGTGATTATAAAGAGCTAACTGCAGAAGAACGCTTTGTATTTGATCAGAACTTAAGATTTCAAACATTAGGAGATAGCATGCTCTCTAGGTCTATACATTCATTAAAAGAGTACGTTACCAATCCTGAAGTAGAGATATGTATGAATACATGGGCACGATTTGAAGGTATTCATAGCTATAGCTATTCATATTTGCTTAATAACGTTCATCCCGACGCTACAAAATTCTTTGATAGCATTATGGAGGATAAAGAGATTGTAAGTAGAGCAGAATTAATTAGAGGTAATTATGATAAAATTCTTGGCTCAGATGAAAAGAAAGACAAAAAAGAAAAAATTTATGATTGTGTTTTATCAACAAATGTAATGGAAGGTCTTGTATTTTATGTCTCTTTTGCTTGTAGTTTTTATTTTGGCTACCGAGGTAAAATGGAAGGTAATGCGAAAATTATTAAGTTTATTCAGCGCGATGAAGCGCTACACTTCGGTATTACTCAAAATCTTTTAAAGATATTCCGCGAAGAAGATAGAGAAGGATTTACAAGTATCGCTAAAAAGAGTGAAGATAAAGTATATGCAGTTTATGAGCAAGCTGTAAAAAATGAAATTGAGTGGGCACAATATTTGTTCAGCAAAGGTTCTCTACTAGGGCTTAACCCTGACGTTCTTGGTGGTTATACAAAATGGCTTTGTGATAATAGATTACGTTCCTTAGGGTATAAAAAGCTTTTTAATCAAAAAGAAAATCCAATTGCAGGGTGGCTTGATAGTTATTTGGATAGTAGCAAGGTACAAGTTGCACCTCAAGAGACAGAGATTTCTGCTTATAAAATTGGTGCACGTGATACTAATATAACTGAAGATACGTTTGATAATATCAAGCTATGATTTTTTCATATACGCTTAACAGCCTCACGGAAGAAGAAATTTCTATTTTATATCTTATTGGTGGTAAATTTTTACCGTTCGAGCCTAATTTCGAAGTATTAAAAGCACTACGTATACCTGTCGTATTAAAACTTATTGATATATTAAAGCCGCAAGCGCTAGAAGAAAAGCAAGAAATTTTTAATAGTCTTAAAGAAAAATTATCCGCTCAATCATAAATAAATTCTGAAGGAGAAGTTGTATTTTATACATCAGGGGTGGGTAGGTGGGAACCTTTTGAGGTTACTGATGTATGTATTTTACTGTAAAAATGATTAAATAATAACATGACGACCTTATCGTCAGTTTGCGTGTTAATACAAAATACAGCTCTATATAGAGAGTTTCATGCTGAGAGAGACGAGATACATAAGCATAAATGGTGTATGTCTGAACGTGAGGGTAGGGATGTTGGTTTTGAGCGTGCTTTAATTGACTGGGTTTCTAATCATAGAACTGCCTGGCGTAAAACAAGACCTAATTAGTTACTGGTTCGTTCGTTAATGTCGGAGCATTTACAGGCGGTTCAGCATTAATAGGAGCATCTTTTCCAACCGCTTTTTCTCTTGTAGCCATATTTGTATCAGTTAATGTCATTGCAGGTGCAGGGAATAAATGACTATGCGGTTCAAATACAAATGAATCTGCTTGACGCCCGGTACCGAATAAAGCTAAAGGCATTCTAGCTGCTGTTTGATTATTAATAGCTATTGATTGTATAACACCCCCGTCTGCTGTACCGCCTCCGCTCTTTGTGAAAGCGCCTCTGATAGTTGGTGTACCTGTTCCATAGATAAATGAATCTACAGCAGCAGATGGTACAAGACCTGTCCCGGCGCCCTCCGCTATGCCACCATATATGGGTATTGGCACAGTATTAGGCATTGGTACAGGTACAGGAGGACCAGCATCAACTGCATTTTTAGCCTCATTTGTTGCAACCCACCCAAACGCAGGATTTAATGTTGTTGTACCACCAATGGGTATGTATCCTATCACATCCCATGTACCGCCGCCTGGACCTGTACTAGTTGAACCTCTAATACGCCCAATCGTAAGCTTCATATCAGTAATTCCTATAAACGCTGGAGCACCCGGTACATCAGGACTAAAATATAAACCACCATTAGGATCTGTTGCCTGTGTAGGGTAATCTGCTAACGGTGCACCGAAGCCTATAATTTTACCGTTACCGTTTGATTGATCTGTTGCAGCTGCACCGAAGACTTGTGCTTGTTCGGTAGCCATAATTTGTTTAGGCATTGTAATATGATTGAATGTACCTTCACCCTCAACATGCAAGCCGCCTGCAACCGCAGCGTTATTCGTAATACCCAGAGA